ACGGCTGAGCAAATCTATTCTGCCGCCGCCGCGGCCGGCGCGCGCCCGGACCCGCTGCTCACCATCTCGCAGTGGGCCGACCGCTATCGTTGGCTCTCGCAACGGGCGTCGGCCGAACATGGCCGCTGGCGCACGGAGCGGACGCCTTATCTGCGCGAGATCATGGATTGCCTTTCGCCGATGTCGCCTATCGAGCGCACGGTGTTCATGAAGGGCGCGCAGATCGGCGGCACGGAGTGCGGCAACAACTGGATGGGCTACATCATCCACCAGGCGCCGGGTCCGATGATGGCGGTGCAGCCCACCGTCGAGATGGCGAAGCGCAACTCGAAACAACGCATCGACCCGTTGATCGAGGAGTCGGAGGTTCTCCGGAAGCTCGTCCGCGATCCGCGGTCGCGGGACTCCGGCAACACCGTTCTGTCGAAGGATTTTCCGGGCGGCGTGCTGGTGATGACCGGCGCGAACAGCGCGGTCGGCCTGCGGTCGATGGCGGCGCGGTATCTGTTCCTGGACGAGGTGGACGCCTACCCCGGCGATGTGGAAGGCGAGGGCGACCCGATTACGCTGGCGATGGCGCGCACGCGCACGTTCGCCAGGCGGAAGGTATTCCTTTGCTCGACGCCCAAGATCACCGGCATGAGCCGGATCGAGGCAGCGTATGAAGAAAGCGATCGACGCAGGTACTTCGTGCCGTGCCCGACTTGCCGCGATTTCCAGGTCCTGAAGTTCGCGCAACTCCGGTGGCCGAAGGGCAATCCGCAGGCAGCGGTTTACGTTTGCGAGCATTGCGGCCAGGAGATCCAGAACCACCAGAAGCACTGGATGCTGGCTCAGGGCGAGTGGCGCGCGGGGACGAAGGGCGATGGCAAGACGGCGGGCTTCCACATCTCCAGCCTCTACAGCCCGGTTGGCTGGTTCTCCTGGGGCGACGCAGCCAAGCAGTTCGAGCAGGCGCAGAAGAACTCCTCGTTGCTGCAGGTATTCGTCAACACCGTGCTGGGCGAGACGTGGACCCAACTCGGCGAGGCTCCGGATTGGCAGAAGCTCTACGACCGCCGAGAAGACTACAAGGTCGGGCTGGTCCCGCGCGGTGGCCTGTTCCTTACGGCGGGCGCGGATGTTCAGAAGGACCGTATCGAAGTCGAGATCGCCGCCTGGGGCCGTGGGAAGGAATCGTGGTCGGTCGATTATCGCGTGTTCGAAGGCGACACGTCGCGCCCGGCGGTGTGGGAGAAACTCACCGGCCTGCTGAACGAAACCTTCACGACCGCATCGGGGCTGGAGTTGCCCATCATGCAACTCGCGATCGACTCCGGATTTGCGACCACCGAGGTCTACCATTGGGCGCGGCGGCAGGGCGGGCGCGTGCTGGTGATCAAGGGCGATTCACGCGCACCGGCGCTGCTCGGGGCGGCTTCGCCCGTGGACGTAGGCCCGTTGGGCGCCAAAATCAAACGCGGCATTCGCGTATGGCCGGTCAACTCCGGCATGGCGAAGGAAGAGTCGTACCGTTGGCTGCGCCTCGAGCGGCCCACTGACGAGGACCTTGCCGGCGGCGTGCCGTTTCCAGCAGGCTACTGCCACTTTCCGAAGTACGGCGAGGAGTACTTCAAACAGATCACCGCAGAGCAGTTGGTAACGAAGCTCGTCAAAGGCTACCGGCGGCATGAATGGCAGAAGATGCGCGAGCGCAATGAAGCGCTCGATTGCCGCGTGTATGCGCGCGCGGCGGCGGGCCGGATCGGCATTGATCGGTTCCAGGAGAAGCACTGGGCCGACTTCGAGCGCCGGGTGGGCGCCCCTCCGGTGAAAGAAGTGAAGCCAGCGCAGCAACCGCCTCGCCCGGGCGGGACGCAGACTGCGCGCAACCGGGTGCGCTTCAGGATGGATCTCTAATGGCATTCACCCAGACCGACCTCGATGCTCTCGACGCCGCGCGCAAGCAGGGCGCGCGACGAGTCCGCTTTCAGGATCGCGAGTTTGAATTCGACTCTGTGGACGACTACTTGAAGCTCCGGAATCTGATCCTGAACGACATCGCCCAGCAGAGCGGGCCGCAGCAAGTGCGCCAAGTGCGCATCTACACGACCAACGGTTGGGGCCACTAAATCGCCGTGCCAATTGAAACGTTGATGACGCTCGCCCGCCAGGCCGGGCACGAGCCGATGCCGATCCCAGTCCAGCGCGTGCCGCGCACCCGTGCGATGGGGACGTTCCCATTCGACGCCGCCGGGCGCGGGCGTCGCGGCATCGGATGGAATCCGCCGTCCCTCGGCCTCAACACCCTCCTGTTTTCGCACGGCCTGGAACTGCAGGCGCGGAACCGGGACGCGGTTCGCAACAGCGCGTGGGCGGCGGCGGCCGTGGATTCCTACGTGGCCAATGCCATCGGGCGTGGGATTCGCCTGGTGCCTCACCATCCGGACGAGAAAATCCGCGACCTGATCACCAGGAAATGGAACCGATGGACTCGCGAATGCGACGTCGAGTACGACCCGCGGAATCCCGCGTCAGGCCAGACGGATTTCTACGGCCAGCAGATGGTGATTGCTCGCGAGGTCATGGAGGCGGGCGAGTGCTTTGTCCGGTTCCGGCCGCGATCTCCGAAGGAAGGCCTCACGGTTCCGCTGCAACTGCAACTCATCGAAGCCGAGCAACTGCCGCTGTGGCGCACGGCTATCGAGCAGATGCCGCCCAAGAATTCCGTCCGGTGTGGCATCGAGTTTCAGGCCGACGGACGGCGTGCGGCGTACCACTTCTGGAAAGCGCATCCGGGCGAAACGATGTTCTTCCCGATGGAGGCGCTGTCGGTGGAGCGCGTGCCGGCTACCGAGGTGCTGCACGTCTACAAGCCGATCCGCGCCGGCCAGTTCCGGGGGCAGCCGTGGCTTACGTCGGTGATCGCGAAGCTCTACGAACTGGAGCAGTACACGGACGCGGAGATCGTCCGCAAGAAACTTGCGGCGATGATCACCGGGTTCATCACGCAGGCCAGCCCCGACAACCCGATCATCCCGCCGGACCAATATCAGAATGGGCCGGGCCAGACGGAGCCGGGGACTCAGATCAGCAAGCTCGAACCGGGCACCTTCCAAGTTCTGAACTTCGGCGAAGAGGTGTCGTTCGCCGAAGCCAAGGACAGCGGCGATTTCAAATCGTTTATCCGAACGTGCCTGCAAGCTTTTTCGAGTGGCGCCGGGCTTGCCGAGTATCAGATCAGCGGCGACCTGTCGGGGATCAACTATTCTTCGATCCGCGCCGGCCTGCTGGAGTTTCGCCGCAAGTGCGAGCAGTATCAGCATTCGGTTTTCATCTTCCAGGTCTGCCACCCGGTTTATAAGCGCTGGCTGCGCGAGGCGATGCTGGCGCTGGTGTTCGGCATTGACCTGCTGAACGCGTACAGCAAAGATCCCGAGCCATTCGAGGAAGTGCAGTGGGTAACGCCCGGCTGGCCGTGGGTCGATCCCGAAAAGGACATCAAAGCTTCCAACGACGCGATCCGTAGCGGCCTGTCCACGCGCTCTGCCGAGGTGGCGGCGCAAGGACGCGACGCCGGTGCGGTGGACGCGGAGCAGACTGCAGACAACGAGCGGGCCGACAAGCTTGGGCTCTCTTACGACAGCGATGGCCGGAAGGTCCTGACCGGGCGCAATGCCGGATTGACCGAAGCCGAGATCCAGCAGGATGCCAGCAAGGGCGAGGTGGACGTGAAGCCATGAGGAATCTGACTCGCGTGGCATCGCGGTTTGTAAACACGCCACTCATGATTCATCCACCCAAGCTGGACGTCATGGTGCAGGCGCTGGGCCCGCGGCTGGGGATCATTCCCGTCAGCATCGGCGTGGGAGCCGAGCGATTCGCGGCTGCGTACATGGAGCAGGCGGATGACAGCGGCTACCAGGTGATCGACGGCATTGCGATCATTCCGATCCAGGGCGTGCTGACGAAAGCCGAATCCTGGGTTTCGGCGCTGAGTGGTTGCAGTTCCTATGCGCAGATTGGGGGCTACCTTCAGGACGCGGTGAACGACGCCGGAGTGCGGGCGATCCT